CCTGCGGCCACGACAGGCGTTTCCGGCGGCTACGATTTGGCCCAATTTTTTAGCTACCCGTATGGGTATCCCGATACACCGCTTACAATGGTGTGATGCCTGCCGCCCGCCGCCCCGCCCCGGTCATTATGCCGACGAGAGTCTGCGCCACCGACGGCTGTGAACGATTGTCCGGTCACCGTCGGCATTGCCCGCTGTGTGACGTGCGACTGGAGCGCGGAAAGTGGCGAGCCGGAAAGGATCGACTCAGGCCAGCTAAGGCCCGGGGTGACTACGAGAAGATCGACCGCACCAAGGTCTTCGAGCGTGACGGCTGGAGGTGCGGAATCTGTTGCGGCACAATCGATCCGCAGTTGTCGCATCCACATCAGATGTGCGGAAGCATCGATCATGTCATTCCGCTGTCCCGGGGTGGATCTCACACCTACGCAAACGTCCAGGCCGCACACCTTCGATGCAACAGCATCAAGAGCGACGGCGACTAGCGGGTTATGCTGTGGCACAGCACTATTCCGCAAAGGAGTTTTTCACCATGCCAGGCCCAGCACCCAAACATCACAGCACCCGCGCCCGGGTGAACAAGACCTCAACCCGCGCAACATTGCACGAACAGCCCGAGGGCGAAGTCGAGATCCCGTCCCTCCCCGCCATGCGGCTAGTCGAGAAAAAGCGCAAGTACCGCGACGAGGACGGCTGCCTCCAGACCGAGACGCGGCTAGAGGAACGCCCCTGGCGCATAGAGACACAGGAATTCTGGGAAGACATCTGGTCATCCCCGATGGCCTCGGAGTACCACCGGCGCAGCGACAAGCACGGCCTGCTCAGGTTGGCTGTCCTCATCGATGACTTCTGGACTGCGCCCTCGGCTGCCGCGAACATCGAAATCCGTTTAGCCCAAAAGGATTACGGCCTCACCCCGCTCGACCGCCGACGGCTGGAGTGGACTATCGCCTCTGCCGAGAAGGCCACCGACGAAGGCCAAAAGCGAAGGGGCGCAACAGAACCCGCCCCTCGGCGTGGTGATGACGGCGGGCCTGACCCGCGCCTGCACATCGTGTCGTGACAACCCTGATCGTCCCCGAGGTCGATCTCAACATCCCCACCCTCGGTGACCAGGTTGCCGAATTCATCGAAGAGCGTTGCGTTTTCGGCCCCGGCAGCCTTCAGGAACAACCGGCGAAACTCGACCCCGAGAAGCTGGGCATCATCTACAGGTGCTACGAAATCTATCCGATGGGCCACCGGCTCGCTGGCACAAGGATTTTCGACCGCTGCGCCATAGAGATCCGCAAAGGGCTAGCCAAAACCGAGCTAGCCGCCTGGATTGCGTTCGCCGAGCTACACCCCGAATCCCCGGTGCGGTTCAACGGCTTTGACTCCGACGGCAAGCCACTCCAGGGCAGGCCGGTCATGTCGCCATACATTCCGATGATGGCTGCCGCCGAGGAACAGGTGATGGAGCTTGCCTTCGGTGTCCTGAAGTTCATTGTCGAGCATTCACCAGACGGCGAACTGTTCGACTGCTCGCTGGAACGCATTGTGCGCCTTGGCCCTAACGGCAACAACGATGGCATGGTGGTGCCGGTGTCGAACGCACCGGCCACCAGGGACGGCGCACGAACCACGTTCCAACACTTCGATGAACCACACCGGCTGGTGCTGCCGAATGCGAAGCACGCCCACGAAACGATGATCCAGAACCTTCCGAAGCGGCAGATCGAAACCCCTTGGGCGCTATACACTTCCACCGCCGGTCAGCCCGGTCAGGGCAGCATTGAAGAGGACGTTCGAGGTGAAGCCGAGGAAATCGCAGAAGGCAAGGCTCCCAACAGTTCTCTGTTCTTCTTCTCCCGCTGGGCTGGCCCCGAGCATGACGACCTTTCCACCGTCGAGAAACGTGTCGCCGCAATCGATGAGGCCACCGGGCCGTGCGGCGAATGGGGACTGGGCCAATTCGAAAGAATCGCAAAGGATTATGACCGCAAGGGTGTGGACAAGTCCTACTGGGAGCGGGTGTACTTGAACCGATGGCGTAAATCCGGTTCGTCGGCGTTCGACATGAAGAAGGTGAATCTTCTTGTCCGACAAGAAGTTATCCCTCGCGGAGCCTTTTGTACCCTCGGCTTTGACGGTGCTCGTTTCCGAGACTCAACGGCGTTCGTGCTCACCGACATTGATACAGGCTTGCAGCAGATCCTCGGATTATGGGAGCGCCCAACGGAACTCGCGGACAACGCGAAGTGGGAAGTCGACCACCACGATGTTGATGGTGTCCTGGCTCAGGCTATGGACGATTATGAGATATGGCGCACCTACTGCGATCCCCCGTATTGGGTTGAAACAGTTGCGGATTGGGTTGCACGGTATCCAGAACGTGTTCAGGAATGGTGGACGAACAGGCCGAGGGCTATGGCATATAGCCTTCGTTCGTACACCGAGGCGATAGACTCCGAGTCAATTACGTTCGGCGGCAACGATGTTGACGATCTGATCAGACATATCGGGCATGCTGGACGTAAGGAACTGAAGATCCGCGACGACGAGGACGTGCCCCTGTGGGTGTTGCAGAAACAGGACGGCAGGCTGCAAAACAAGTTCGATGCCTGCATGGCCTCGGTGCTGTCCTGGGAAGCCAGAACGGACGCGATCAGGGAGGGCGCAAAGCCGAGGCAGAAGGTAGGCGCACCACGCCGATTGTATTGAGAGACAGGGCATTTCAGTGACCTCACCAGCAGCCGAATCGCTCATCGAAGAAGAGGCACCCCAGCAGGGGAAGACAGCCGAGGAATGGCTGAAGCTCCTGGCCCGCCGACTTGACCTGCGCCGCAACCACGTTGAGCGTCTCCGCTCTTATGTTGATGGCAACTCGCCGCTGCCCGAGATGTCGAAGGAAACCGAGGAAGCCTGGATTCGGTTTCAGCGCAAGGCCAGAACGAACTGGGGTGACCTCGTTGTCTCGTCGGTAGTGGATCGTATTGTGCCCAACGGCATTACGGTCAAAGGCGATCCGAAAAACGAGAATGCTAAAGCGGCGCAACGCATTTGGCGTGACAACCGCATGGACTCAGTCATCAAAGACTGGGTGCGGTTCGGCCTGACCTACGCCCAGTCCTACCTGACGGTGTGGGCTGCCGACGGCGACGGTGTCCCGGTCATCACCGCCGACAGCCCCGAGACGATGTGTGTGGTGACGAACCCGTTGCAGAAGTGGCGACCCCAAGCGGCGCTTCGGGTTTGGCGTGTCGATGAAGAGGCCATCGACAGGGCAATGGTGTGGACTGACGGCCAGTGGACTGAATTCGAAAGGCCCACATACGCTTCCGTTGAACACAGGGTCATCCCCTCCCAGTGGCTGAAGAACCTGGCCGAGGGCGCATGGAAGCAAACCAGATCCGGCAGGAGCGTCGGCATCCCGGTGGTGGTGTACAACAACCCTGGTGGCGCAGGCGAATTCGAACGCCACACCGACTTGATAGACCGGATTAACGCCGGGATTCTGGAGCGTCTGGTGATCGTCGCTATGCAGGCTTTCAGGCAGCGTGCCCTGACGGGCGGGATGCTGCCCGAGAGGGACGAGAACGGCAACCAGATCGACTACTCGAAGGTGTTCGCCCCAGCCCCGGGAGCGTTGTGGAACCTGCCCGCCGAGATGCAGATCTGGGAATCCCAGCAGGTCGACACCGGCCCAATCCTGAACGCCAGCAAGGACGATGTGCGCCAGTTGTCTGCTGTCACAAGGACACCGCTGCCGATGCTGATGCCCGACAACGCCAACACCAGTGCGGAGGGTGCCCGCACCACCGAGAACGGCTACGTTTTCCGCTGCCGTGACAGGGCCAACGAGGTTCGCCTCGGCGCGATTGCCATCATGGTGACGGCCCTGAAAATGTCGGGTGTTGAGCTAGCCGACAATGACAACCTCGACGTGAGTTTCGAAGCGGTGGAACGCATTACGATGGCCGAGAAGTATCAGGCCGCGTTGGCTGCGAAGAACGCCGGGGAGTCGATCAAGTCGATTCAGCGAAATGTGTTGGGCTACAGCCCAGATCAGATCGCCCAGGACGCTTTGGATCGGGCGCAGGACGCTTTGGTGGCGGCTTCGTTTGGGCTGCAACAGTTCCCAGGTGGAAACCAGGTTGCCACCTCGAATCCGCAGCAGCGCAACCAGATTGAGCAGCCGCGTCGGGTGCCGAGCCAGCGCCTCGGCTGATGGCTCCCCGCAAGGCGAAGAAGCGGGAGCCTGTCGACCCGCTGCTGGGATTACTCGACGGCGACACCGCGCCGCCCACCACCGATGAACTCCTCGACCTCATCGGCGGCAACAAATTCGTTGAGCCGAAACCCGCTGCCCCACAAGAAAAAAAGCCCACCTACAGGGAGCATCTCCTCGGCACCGATGACAGAAGCGGCACCGCCCACGTCATCATGCCCACTGACCTGGTGGACAGATACCGCGAATATGACCGGGCACCTGGAGGGAAGGACTACCGCAGCGAATACGAAGACGTGCTGGCTGTCATCGAAGAGCAAGGCATCCGGCAGCCGCTGTGGATCTCTACCGATGGCAAGACTGCCCTGCTTGTCGAGGGCAACAACCGGCTCGCGGTGGCGAAAGAGCTTGGGATAGAAGAGATCCCGGTCAGGCTCACTTACGACAAGGAGACGAAAAGGAACGAAGGGGTAGACCCTGCCCCGCTCGACTCAGACCTGAAAGCCTGGGTTGAGGAGAACAGGATTCGTGAAGACTATCGCGGTAAAACACCCTATGGCTCAGATGCGTTCCCCGACAGGCGAATTAGTGGCAAGGCAGGGACTCCTGATCGCATCGGGTTCCGTAAACCCAAGCCGGGGAAAGACTCTGGAGGATCACTCCAAGCCCCACCACCCATCAAAACTGAGCCGTCCAGAAAATCCCGCAGCTACCTCAACCCCGTCCACCGCAACGATGTCCTCGCCAAAGCTGGGGCCATCAGCACCCCATACCGCAACGCAGTCAAAGACATACAGCACCGAGTCACCGAATACGTCAGGGCCGCATACCGATCCAACCCCGACTTCCTCACCAACCATGAAGACATCGACCGGCTCACCGCACTCATGGCACCGGCACTCGCCGCCGGTCAAATGCAAATCGCTGACCTCACCAACGCGCACCTCGCGAACCTGTTCGGTTTGGAAAACCCTCCCTCCGTTGATGTTTCGAAATACGGCAGACCAGGGGTGTCGAGGGAAACGGAGCTATCCCGCCCATTCTGGACAGCGATAAAAGCTGCCAGGGAAGGCAAGTCGACCGACGAAGCGTTAGCCGCCGGTATGCGGCGCATGGAGAAAATGTTGGCGACCGACTTCCAGATGGCGAAAGTCATCCAGTCCCGTGACGCTCTGAAAGCTGCTGGCGTTCAACAGTATTCGCGTGTCGCTGGGCCGAAAGCGTGCTGGCTGTGCGCTATAGCAGCAACGCAGGTGTACTACACCGAGGATCTGCTGCCCATCCACCCAGGTTGCCTGTGTGATGTGGCCCCTGTGCCGCCGGGTGGTCAGAAGACACTCGACAGCACACTCGACCCTGAGCTTCTGCTCACTCAGTCGGCTGACCAAGTGAAGCTGATGACCGAGAAAGTCGAATCCGGTGCTAGCCCAGCCGAATTGAGAGACTTGGTTGCGGTGAGGGAGCACGGCGAGATCGGCCCTCAGTTGACGTGGGCGCACCAAAAGTTCACTGGCCCAAACGATTTGCCTTCGCCGGTGTCGAGAGACGTTCTGGCACATGAGGCTTATGACACTGTTCGAAAGAACGGCGGCATCACCATCGACCTGGCGGGCCATCAGCCCGCCGAGGGCTACGCCTACGCCCCTTACAAGACAACGGAATTCAAAGTTCCTGAGGCCGAATTCACGCCGAAGCACATTGATGACTATGTGGATTCTCACTTCGAGGAATTGAGTGCCGAGGGTAACCATCTGGGTATGTGGGTTCAGGATGGCTACGTTTACCTCGACGTGTCGAAGGTAGGCCCGCCTGAGGCTTCGACGTTCGCGAAAGCCCAAGCGGCAGACCAGCTTGCAGTGTTTGATTTGGGGAACTTTGAGGAGATCAACCTCGGTACGATTGACGAAACCGGCAAGTATAGGAGTCTTGGTGAAGCAACCGATCTTCATAATCAGTACCGAGAACAAGTCGCCCGAGGAGATGAAAGCCGAAGCGCGGCAGGCGTATCAGAAGTATCTGTCGGCGAGGGAGGGGAATCCCGAGGTGCCGCAGCAAGAGGGTTAGAGTGGGACGGCCCGCCAATAGCGGAGCCGGTTGAGCCACCATCCGGTGGCCCATCAATGTTCAATGAGTCAGTCAATGCGACGTGGCAGAGTGCCAGCACCTTTGACGAACTCAAAGACGAAATGCGTTACGGCGCAAGGATTGCCGAAGCCAAAGGCTATGAGGGTGTCGATGCTAAAACGCTGGATGACTGGGATTACGGGCTGCCGAAGGTTCCATCAAATTCCAACGTAGACAGCACCGATCAGCTTCTCGGCCAGGAAATCGTTTCTCGCGCAGTTCATTCCGACCTGACCGAGGAATCACTATTTCGGGGCATGCTCGTCAGCGACGAGCAGCGTGCCGAGCTTGCCGCCCTCATGGCTGGCGACTCAATTTCCATGCCGCTGTCATCGTTCGCCGACTATCCAACGGACGCAGCAGCTTTCGCCGATGCGACAGCAGGCGGGTGGAAATCTAAGCACGTCACTGGTGAGCGCGGCGTGTTCATCGAACTGGAACCCGGGGCGAAGGTGGCAACCGTATTCGGTTCTGCCAGTGAGAAAGTCGGATTCGGTCAGTTCGAAATTGTTGATGTCCACCAGATGACAGACCCCGAGTGGGGCCGCGCTGGCGGCGCAGCGGACGACATCCCGATCAAGATCACGGTGCGCCAAACATCCATGATCGAATCCGATGAGGCATACCGGAATGCGCGGAAAGCCAAGGGCGAGAACACGATCCCCGAATTCACCATCATCAAAAACGATGCGCCCGCTGAGCAAGACGAAGTTGAAATCCTCGGAGGAACCAAACTCCGACTCAAAGAAATCGACCCAGAAGCAAAACCTGGAATCCGAAATGCCATAAACGATTTCCACACCAAACACCCCGACGTGGTCATCACCAGCGTGAACATCGACTGGGATCTCCCCGAAGGAACCTACGCCGTCGCGAAACCCTTCAGCGGTGTCGCCGACCACGGCTGGGACACCACAATCTCCTTGAACGGCAAGCACTTCGGTGCCACACCAGAAGGTGAAGACACCACCGAAGGCACCAAGTATCAGAAGACTGTCAAAAGGATTCGAGGAGAATCTGAGGACGGCTGGTCTGTCCCCATCCCCGATGACGTTCCCGTCATCGAAGCGGTGATGAAACATGAACTGGGGCACGGCTTCGACGCGGCAGGTTTCGAGGAAACCAGAAAACAGATCCATGATGTTCTCGGCGCGGAATTCAAACGGCTACACCCTGAACTCGACCCGGGGATCTCTTCGAGGAATTACGCTGAAGCCCGCAAGTCTGGCGGTGACGCATGGATCGCAGCGTCAGACGGCAGCAAGATGCAACTCACATTCGATGAGTGGCTTGCTGAGCATCCCGAAGAGATCCAACGCAGAAACCGATACAGCACCCAGTACCGAGACTGGCTGCACGACAACATGTCTGACTATTCGTTCGAGGGTGGCAGGAAGGGGCCGAATTCTTCACTGAGAAAGGGTGAGGCTCTCGCCGAGGCTTACGCCGATGTGGATATGAACGGCGATAAAGCGTCTGTCACTTCAAAGTTGTTGGTAGCCAAGATGTCTGAGAATGCTGCCCCGGTGCAACGCATTCAGGTTCAGCCGCCTTCGGGTGGTGACGCAGCCGCCAAAGTTGAAGCAGCAGAAAAGGTCAGGCTCCCAAAGGCTCTGAAAACATGGGAGAGGCTCAACAAGAAGATCGTCACCGGCACAGCCAAAGAGGCTAGGGCCAGGGAAGCCCAAGCAAAGCGGGTCAAAAGGGAAACCGAAAAACGGTTGAGAGCCGAAGCGCGGCAACGGAAAAAAGATGTCGCTAACCTGAGGGATTACGGGACAACCGATCCCGAGGAAGTCGAAAAAATCAAGGCGGCAAAGGAAGCCGAAAAGCCAGCCAGAGAAGCTATCAAAGCGAAACGCGCCGAGCAGGAAGCGTTCGAGAAGTCCCTTGGATTCGGTTCTGTCACTTCACGAATCACCGAAGGTGTCAGTATCAAACCTGTCCTCAAGAACGGGAAACCTGACATAGCTGCAACATTCAAGTGGCTCAGTGGTCCCGAGGGCCGCGAGGTGTTGAAGGAGAACTGGCGGCTCGCCATGAAACACACCGAGATGTGGGCATTGCAGGCAGGGAAGGTTTGGTATCCACAACTGAACCGGCTCACCAAAAGGCTTCAAGGCATTTACGCTGAAGCGTTCCAAGACAATTGGGGAGTCCCCCTCACCAACGATCTCGTCGCATCGTTCATCGGATCATGGTCAGAAAACAACCTGTGGGCTGGCAACCTTGTCGGTGTCCGCAAGTTCCTCGACGGCACCGGCAGTAAGCCGGAATTCAGAAACAGCATCGGGCGGCACGTTTCCGAAATCCTGGCTGGGCCAAAACAATTCACGTCGCTGGATCAGTATGACTACTCCAAGAGGAAAGTCACCGGCATCGAATGGAACGCCAAGAAAAAGAAATTCGAGAAGAAAACCAACATCAACCGATGGCTCTCCGGTGCCAGTACCGAATTCCAAGTCATCGGCGACTGCTCTGTTCTACCCGGTGCCACTGCCCCGGGGAAAGCCTACGATTTCCACGTCGATAAAGCGTTGCGTGCCATGCAGAATCCCGAAGGCGGTGTCATCGACTTCAGGCAACATGCAGACACCGCACCGAAACCGGCAGACTTCGCGGCCAACGCTGACGGCGACTACAGCAGGGGCACAGCAGACCGTTGGGTAGCCCGAATCATGCTCCACACCGAGGACGATGACTTCGCTGAAGCCATACGAACCAAAAATAAAACAAAAAACGGTGTGGACGATCCCGTTGGCTACAAGCTGTTCAGCGACATTCTTCAGGAACTTGCCGACGAGTATCCCGGCCTGAATGTTGCTGCGCTGCAAGCAGGCCCGTGGATTGAGGTGGTAGGCCCACTAGGATCAGTGGCATATGTGGAAAACCTAGAGAGCCTCGACACGGTCAACCAGGAAACCCTGCTTCGGGTAAAGGAATTCGGTGAAATCAAATGACAATCTCCCCCCCGTACTTCCAAACCCACATCGAAGACTCGAAGAAAGACAACGCATTCCGCACGCTGCAAGGCGCAATGGCGTGGATGGAAAAGCATCCCGACGTGACCGGCACCATCTACTACCTGCCGCCCCTCGGCGACTTGGCATACATCGTGATGGAATACATCGACGGCGACATCGAAGAAAAGGGGAAGGAATGAGGGGAAAGTCAACGCCTGCAACGCAATCCGAAATCATCGACCAATTCAACACACTGCTAGACGACATGGTGGCCGGTCGAATCACTCACTGCCCCAACGAAACCGACCTCGACCAACAAACCCAAGACGTGCTGAACCTCCTCGGAGGGGCACCAATGCCGAAGCTGCCCATCGACATCGAAGCCTGCCGTATCGAATTCGGAAGGCAACTCGACGGCACACACGCCGCAGAGGAAGAAGAAGCAATGATGAAAGCCCTTGGCCTGTAACACTTTTGGTACGCTTCACACAACTTCACCCCGGCAACCGGGTGTAAGTCCAAGTCCCGCAACGGGACTGGGATCGGCGAAACGCTGAAAGGGAATTCCTATCTAATGTCCGAAACCGCCACTGACAAAAAGCCCACCCCGGCGAACATGCCGCCCGTCATCGACCCGCCAGTAACCGAAACCCCTACGGAGACAACCACTCCCAAGGTTGAGGAAACCGACACCGGCGGCATGACTGATGCCGAGAGGGAAGAACTGGCCCGCCTCCGCGCCATCCACAAGGATGAGCAGAAGTGGGAACGCCGAGCCAAGGAAAATTTCGAGAAGGCCAAAAGGCTGGACGAAATTGAACTGGCGAAGAAGTCAGTCGAGGAACGGTTAATCGCCGAGCGTGATGCCGCCCTCGCAACAGCGGAAACTGAACGGACAGAAAGGCTTCGGGAAAAGATCTCGCGGGAAACGCAAGTGCCGCCGGATCGCATCACCGGGGTGACCGAGGAAGACATGAGGGAAAGCGCAGAAAGCGCACTCGCATGGGCTAAGGAATTCGCCAAAAAGAACGGAAGTCCTTTGGGCGCACCAGCTTCGGCGGTGACCGGCGACGGCAAAGCACCGCAGGGCGAACCCCAACTGACTCAGGCAGATCTGAAAAACTTGACCCCTCAACAGATCCTTGATGCCGACAAAGCTGGACGGCTCAACAAGTTGAAGGGCATCAACCCCTAACGGGGAGAAGAGGTTTCATCCATCATGGCAATCACTAATTTCATTCCTGAACTGTGGAGTGCTTCCATGCTCGAAGCATGGAACGCCACCAACGTGTGGGCCGGTCTGACGAACCGGGAGTACGAAGGCATCCTCGCCAAGGGCAACACCGTCCACATCACTGGTGTTGTTCCTCCGACGGTGAAGGACTACAAGGCTGGTGTGAACGGCGAAGCTCGTACCACTGAGGCCGACGCGATCTCGGACACCACCATCGAACTCGTTGTGGATCAAGAGAAGTCGACCGACTTCTTCGTGGACGATATCGACCGGGCGCAGGCTGCCGGTTCGCTCGCCGCGTACACCACCGCTGCCGGTTACGCTATGGCCGAGGACACCGACAAGTTCCTCGCGAACCTGTGTGTCGACGGCGGCACCCCGCTCAGTGGTGACACCCCAACCACCGGCGACGATGCGTTCGATCTGGTGCGGGATGCCCGCAAGGCACTGAACAAGGCCAACGTGCCGTCCGATGGTCGAATCCTGGTGTGCAACGCCGAGTTTGAGGGTCTGCTGCTGGGTGCCGACTCGAAGCTCACCTCGGCCAGCGCCGTCGGCGACAACCCGTCGCAGGGTCTGCGGAACGCCACCATCGGACAGCTTCTGGGCTGCTCCGTTGTCACCTCGAATCACCTTCCGGCAGTGGACTCCCCGCAGTTCGCCATGTTCTCAATCCGCGCCCTGGCTTTCGTCAGCCAGATCGACCAGGTTGAGGCCATGCGTTCGCAGAACAAGTTCGCTGACCGCCTCCGAGCACTGCATGTGTACGGCGGCAAGGTCATTCGCGAAGAGGGCATCGTTGTCTTCGGTGCCGACGGCTCCTAAGGAGTAGCGGCATGGACACCCTGGCTACCGTCGCCGACGTGGCGGCGGCACTGGGCCTCGGCAGCGTAGACGCGCTGACCGACGGCCAGAAGGCACGCGCAGAACTGCTGCTAGCCAAGGTGTCTCGCCGTTTCCGGCTGGAAGCCCAACGCCGTTTCACCCCAGGCACTTACACCCACTACATCAAGATCCTCGACGGCGCGGTTCGCCTCGAAGAGGAACCCGACGAGGTGGTGGAAGTGAAAGTGCTTGGGGCGAACGGTGATACAAGCATCACCACGGCATACGAACTACACCGGAACTGGCTGCACTTCACCGAATACCATGTGACACAGTGGTCTTCGTTCGATGACAGGCAGTCGAGAGGACTTGTCGGTGCCACCGCACAAGTCACCTACTCGTGGGAACGCCCAGTGCCTGCCGACGTGGTTGCTTCTGTCGCCGACATCACCGCCCGCAACCTGATGCTCGACCCGACTTCCGTTGTGGGACAGTCGAAGACCCTGGCGACGATGGACTACCGGCAGGATGTGGCTGATTGGGCTGCCGCCGGGATCGTCGGCATGAACGATGACGACATCGAATTGGCGCGGAGCTACAGGTATCCGGCACCGCCGTCGATTGTGGTGCGCCCATGACATTCCCGACACCGTTCCTGGTCGACCACTACCCGTACCTCGGAGGGCCGGGGAATTTGGATGAACTGGGCAACGAGATCCAAACCTGGTCTGCCACACCAACAAAGGTGCCGGTGCAGGGATGGCAGACCATAGCCCGGGAGAAGCTGGGTGTGAACGCCCAAGGGGTGGTGGCCGACACGGCCCTCTCAGTTCCACCCGGCTGGCTGCCCAACGTCCATGACCGCATCGGGCTGCCCGACGGCATCTACGAGGTCATCGAATTCGATATACAGGACAGCGGGTTTCACGGCTGGAAGCCGGGGAACATCGTCCGGTTGAAGAAAGCCACAGGTATCTGATGGCGACTTTCCGCAGCATCAAATTCCATGCCGAGGCTTGGGATCAACTGGTGACCGAGGTGGTTCAGCGGTGGGCTGTCCCGAGGGCAGAAGCAATCGCCGACGCATGCAACGAACACGTTCTGTCCGAGGCATTGAAGTCACTCAGCGAACCTGAATCTGATGACAGCGCAACGGTTTACAGGACGAACGCCGACAA